TAATTAAATGTCTTGTCTGTGCTGCCTTTGAGTGTGATACCGCCACCGTCGGCAGTGACATCTGTGGGAGACGCAATTGACCCTAGTTCTATATTTTTGTCATCTACTGTGAGTGTCACAGAGTTTATGGTAGTAATGGTACCGTTGATAATTAAATCACCACCAATGGTGACTTGCCCATTCACAGCAATGTCGCTGTCGAATGTGACATTGGTGTTGAATGTTGTCTGTACATCCACTGTCAATCCGCTGGAGTCGCTGGTACTGATAGTGCTGCCAATAAATTCTAATACGTTGCTGTATGTGATTTCTTTGGTGGTTGAATCATACATCAACGGAGTACCGTTGGCTGTGGTTCTAATTGGGTCAACATAGAAACTGTATGTTTGAGCTGCAACTCCATTGACTGGATTGCCTGTGGCATTTAATATAATTGTGTTGGCAGGTTGATATACTACACCGGCGGAAGCACCAATAGCTATTGCAAGATTACCCTGTGAAAGCAGCCCAGCACCCGGTCCGATTGCTACAGCATCAATGCCTTGTGAAGTTTCACCAGCATTAAAACCTAGTGCAATTTTAGTATCTGATGTTCTTAATGTTGTTGCAAATATTCCACCGTAGATTTTGTTTTCTACAGCGTCAATGATTTTAGTTGAATCATCTCCAAACACACTACCTTTCAAGTCAAACACTGGATTCACAGCAATGTTCAAAGTATCAGTGCCCACTGTTTTTGTCAGCGTGATGGTTGCGTCACTGGTTATGTTTAACACGTCACTAGCAGCATCAGCTGCTAGTATGTTAGAAGTGTCGCCGTTGACCACAATTTGTGTAAACGCATTTACCGCAGGGGCTGAATTAGTGATAGTTACATCACCAGAGGCAACATCAGTACTTACTGTGATACCCACACCAGATGAAATACTAATAACACCAGTGTTAGTTACTCTTAGATTGTCACCAGTTGATCCAGTGATGTTAATACCTGCACCTGTGGTTCTGCCCGAGGGCAATGCAACAGTACTCTGTAGGCTGCGAACACCTGTATTGGTTATTGTGGCCACTCCACTCACAGTAGCAGCAGTGATGCCAGCACCAGCAGTGACACTTAGTACACCTGTGTTTGAGAATGTGATCGAGTCAGCACCTGAACTCACTGCCAGGCCAACTCCTGATCCTGACAAGAAATTAATAGTGTCGCCAAATGTGGTAGCTACCACAGATAGCTCGTTGTTGACCTGTATTTCTTTGAAGAATGTTTTGTTGGGATCGATGATCAAATCAGCACCAATGCCAGTGATTGGATCTCCACCTACAGTGGATCCTGTTGGTAAATTTATGGTATACCCCACACCTTTGACCTGTGCAGAGCCTGCCCATAAACCGTTAAGTGGAGCAGTGGTAGTGTGTTCTCCAGTAAACACTGATCGCCACTGATGAGTGATATCACCTAGGTCATACAAATTGCTGGTTGTGGGTTTAACAGCTGTATCCAGCGAGGTAAAATCTATAGGTGTCAGTCCGCTGCCGTCGCCTATAGTTGCAACCAGTATGTCAAAGTTTTCATTGACTTTGATAAATGCATCATTGACCTCACTCCACAATACAGGAGGACGACCTGGGGTTATGTTTGTGTTAAAAGGCATTATGTTCTCCCTACCGCTATTTCAATTAGACCTATGTGATCCGAATCATATTCCACAAATGCTTTACCTACCACTGTTCCGACTTTGACATCACCAGCAGCAGCCACTGCCACTCCTGGTATACCTGAGGTCACTAATATATCCCCCTTGCGTATTTTACCAACCACCTTGCAGGGCACACGTCCTTGCAATGCAACTAGATTTTTCAATCCCGGACATGCTTCATACATGGTAAATGCTGCGGTGTTAGAAACCACACCAGCCACTCGTGTATCAGCTTTGATTGTGGAAGTTGTTACTTCTTTGTCACCACCAAATACCAACACAGTGCCAACTTCATACTCTCGGTCACCTTCATAGTTTTCTGCCAAGTCAGCGGAGTATGTGGCCTGCAGTCTTGATTCGTTTGGTGATGTACCAGTTAACTCCCAACGACCAGTAATGAATCCTTTATTAACATTTCCGCCGGTAGTTAAAGTACCGTTGTTACCAACGTTTACCCCAGTACATGTAATTGTGCTGCTGGCATTGATTGTTGTTGCTCCGGTGATAGCACCCGCTATAGCCAACGCCCCGGTGCTGGTGATTGCACCCACCGCAGTGATAGGAGCATTAGACACACCATTTTGAGTTTTGAATTCATGGCTGTCATTCCAATACGATGTTTTATCATCTGCGGCCAACGTCCCTTCGCTGATCAATATACCACCGGCGCTGTTATATCCGTAATAACGCAGGTAACCGCCAGTGGCAGTTACGGCTGAATCAATGGCCAATTGTGTGTCTATCTTGATACTAGACAGATCCGCTGTCCTACCACCAAAGTCACCGTTTGAGTCTCTCACTATGATCTCGCTGACTCCAGGCACGCCGCTGGTTCCTGCTGACCCAGCTACCATGGTATAATTTGCATCTGAAGCGGTTGACCCTCCGGTTCTGCGTAAAAATCCCACTGATGAATACTGTGATTTTTTGATTGCTAACCCTTCATCAACCACAGTAGCAAATGTCACTTCTGCAGCGTTGGCAGTGCTTACTCCGCTGTTGCCTATCAAGGTATCGGGCGACAGCTGAACTAGATCACCCAGTGCCACACTGTTGGATTTCAATGTGACAAAACCGTCAGTGACTACAAAGTCTGAATTACTAAAACTGCTGAGTCCACTGACTGCTTGTATCGCAGCTGCTGAACCAGTCGGAGCAGCAGACAATGCTGTGGCTATGTTCAGCGTGAGTTTGGTTTGTACAATAGCAGCAGCAGCCGAAACTTCAGTGTTGCTGACCACCCCGGCATTCAACTGTACGTCCACATTGTTTAGAGTAGAATCTATGCCTGTGCGTAGATCAAAGGTCAAATCACCAGTAACACTGGCATTGATCAAAGTATTGCCCACTCCAGTGAATACCATGAACTGGCCGCCACGGGCCTCTGAACCAGCATAGTTTTGTAAATTAGCCAAGGTCAAACTTCTTAGATTGACAGCATCCTGTGGATCTGTAGGGTCAGTGACATTTACAATCTTGAAGAAGTTCAAGTTCATGTTGGATTTCATACCCAACTGTCCATCTAGGCTTAGGAAACCGCCTGTGGTAAGTGGAATCAGTTCTGATGGAGCAACAATAGCACCATCATGAGAAATACCCAGTCTGCGTTCTATGTACTTGCGTGTGGCATTTTCTGTGGGTACTGTATCTGTGGCATTGTCTGTGAAACCGCTGTCTGTGGAAAATTCACTGACTGGAACGCCTCGCTTGAATCCGATACCGTCGAGGTTACTCAGTGCGATACTGCTGGAGAATGTGACTTGGCCTGTGCCTTGGTCAACACGGAAAAATGGACCAACTGAAAAATTACCAAATTGATCAGTGGTGACATAAAAACAGCGACCAACATCACGTTCTTCGGTTTCTTTGGTGTCATCTACAGGATTAACGCTGGCTCCATATATCTCTTTGGGATAGTTGGTATCTGCGTACGATCCTGTGCCAATCTCTAGTAGATCGTGTCCAGTGACTCGAGTCAACGAAATCCTAATGGTCAAGGTACCAAGACTGCCGCTGGTGCGTATGCCCACAGCAGCTTTTATGGTATAGCTGGTAGATAAATTGTTTATGGCATCGACCAAAGCACGATTTAATATAAGTCTACCGAACGTGGTACCTGTGACAGCAGGTCCCTGATAGCTGCTGACCACATATTCCTCTCCTAAGAACACAAATCTTGCTGCACTGAGTCTAGATACTTCTGTGGTAGCAAGAGGTGTCACTGCAAAAGTAGTGTCACCAACACGACCTGTGGTCTTACCTACTTTTTGCACACCGCTTTGCGAGCCAGTGGTTTCAACACTATCACCGCCGGGCAGAGCAGATACTTCAAACGTATTTGTCGTTTTGTTGACCACAAAAAATCTATCCAGTTGATTCAAGCCCGTAGGTAAAGCACCAGTGGTGGTAAATTTTATTACATCGCCATCGTTGAACCCGTGGCTGGCCAATGTGACTACAGCAGGATCAGCAATTGATATAGTGCAGGTAGTGCCGGTTGGCGTTGAAGATATGAATTCTCCAGGTTGGAATACCGTGATGTCTATGTAGTCATAGTTCTCTCTAGTCTGGGTGAGAGTTAATCCTACTATGGCATAACTATGAACTCCACTGCCTGCAGTGGTTATACTCACAGCAGCTCCGTTTTTCTGTGTGCTAAAACTGAACTGTGTTTCTGTGAGGTTGGTAGGCAACACAAAATAAGTTTCTCCAACCAACAGTGGCGCTGGCAGCGTGCCTGTGGTAGTAAAACTGATGGTGTAATTTTCCAACAATTTATGACTCTTAGCGGCTTTGATAGTGAGTCCACTGCCGTTGGTTAACACAAACGTGCTACCGCCTGGGCTAGTACTCACCGTGAAGGTATTGTATGTGGGTTGAGTGATAATGTAATAGGTAGTGCCACTGACAAAATTGTTAGCAGTGCTGGTTGGAATTATCCTGTCCCCGATTCGCAGTTTGTGATTGCCACTGGTTGTACACACATTACTAGCGATAGTAGTGATGGTAACTGCCACACGGAATATGGTAGGGGTTCCTGTGTTACTTAAAATTTCATAAGGACCGTTGCTGTCAGTGGCGGAGTTAAACTGCAAGACACGATAAACAGTACCAAGTGTTTCACGCAGTTTTAATCCAGTTGATGGTCTAACTGCCACATTTTCAAGACCACCTGTAAGCAGAGTGTTACTGCTCTGACGCAGAGTCATTTTGGTGTCATTTGCTACAACTGCAAACAAACCTTCTGTGGTACTTCCTGTGCCAGTGGTGAGATTTAATCTTGCTACGCCTACGGGTAGATCAGTAGTGGTCACTGAAGTCACTGGATATCTAAATATGTCTGAGGTGTGCAGAATTTCTAATTCAGATCCACTCAGTGGTGTGTAGTCGTAATTATAAACAAATATAGCCAATCCGCCTGCTACGTTGGCAAACGATCCGCTGGGGAAATAACAATCTACTCTTTGGCTGAGATCCTCGTAGAGTGTTGTAGGTGTAGGAACTTCGAGTGGATCTGCACCTTCAGCAACCAGTGCGTAATTGCCTTGGGCATTAGACCCAGCCACTGAACGTATCTGTCCTCCAGTTAATGAGTAATAGGCTATATGACAGTAGTAAGTAAAGACCGACACCAATTCATTAAGGCCGCCATTGGCCACTATTACTCCGTAACCTAGATCGTTGATTTGGGTGAAGTCATTGGCCAACATGCTTCTGTTGCCTGGCGCTAATAGTTCGTAGCGATTACCATAAAAATCCACATAGTCCACAGCAGCAGTCTGAAGTGCAGCTTTGTTGGTCTGAATGATGGTTCGCACTGCTATGTTATTAGCAGTATATCCCACGAAACTAGGTTCTGTGATTGCCACTACTGCTTGTGCGGCTGTGAAGTTGGCAGCACCTATGATGCTGCTCATGTTGGTCATCAGGGTGTTTATGGTGGCAGCTTCTGTGGCAGACGCTGGTGTACCTGTGGTCCTTGATACTGCAGAATAACTCACCGCAGGTGCTAAATTCTGTACAACTTGTCCTAGTAGGTAGTTCAAATAGGCATGCCATGATGCTGATTGAGCTTGTGATAGTGCAGAATCAGTGATGACTGCGCCTGTGAGATTGTTATAGAATTTCAATCCTCTTGTGCGAGTAGCCACGTTGCCGCCATAGATCACATCATGGATCACAGCTTCCGCGGCCTGTTTAACCTGATACTCTACTTCACTGGCCACGTACACAGTAGCAGTGGTAAACGGACTGAGATTACCTGATATCTGAGTATTGATATATGCCACCAGTTCAGCCACTGCGTAATCTCTGTTCGCCAACAGCAATGTATACGCATTAGTGACGTTGGCAGACACTCCAGCCGGTAGCGTAAATGACAGCGCCGGCGCTGCTACAGGACCGCGTTCTATAACGTCTGCAATAACGGTATTGCTTAAATCCACAGTTTCTTGAATGGTAGGATAAACAGTGATCAGTTCATTCACAGACTCATGTACAAATGCAATGGCTTCAAGAGTGATAAGCCGTTGAGATGCCAGGACCACTGCACTTTGACTTAGCCTGTAGGTCAAACCATTTTGTCGTGTCCAATAGTTGGTGACCAGCACAATATCTCGCCCTAACCCGTCCAATATCAAACCAGTGTCTCGACTGCAGGCATCATCATCGTAGGTGAATATACTGAAGGGCCAAGGAGTGGTTTCGTCTAAAACAAATGTAGCTGTGCTACCATCTTTGTCATAGACAAAGTCTCGGACATAGTTTATTCTATATACAGAATCTGCTACAATAAATGATGCTGGCAGTTGTGGATATCTATCAAGATCACTGACTTCTAATCTAGTAGGAGTAACCACTGCGGTGATGTTGAACTCTAGATTGCCGGCAAATCCGTCTGTGAACATACCGCCAGCAAACACCTGTCTGTCCTTGCTGCGGCTGAATGAAGCACACTCTTGAAAGTATGGAGACCTTGACAATATTTGACCTGTTGGATCCAACACAGCCATGAATCCGCCATGGCCTATAGCTGATATCGCCTGCCAACGCACCGTGTCATTGGCAAGGAACACATCCATCTCTTCATTGTCTTTGGGATAATTAACTGATCCCGATCCATCAATCACATCCTTGAACGCTGTAATCAAATCTGTGATAACAACATCAGCACCTACCTCGGATTGGAATGCAGGATCGATGATCTGTAGAAATAAATCCTGCTTCGGTGAGGCTACTGCGGCGTTGTCAATTATGCTTTGTAATAACTGTTCAAATAGTGTCACCACAGCTAGGTATTCACTCAGCTGCGTGGTAATCACAAGATCACCTATGTCACTTTGGTAATATTTCAGTGCTGCTGATATCGTGCGATTGTATTCTCCATATTCAAGGTCAAAGGTAAGATCGTCTACCAAGATACCTATACTGGTTTTGTAAAATGCTTTATCATAGGTGAAAGCAGGAACAAAGGGCGCAACACTGGTTGTTTTACGGAAATCAATAGTAGCTATGATTTCTTCCTGTAGGAACTGTCTATTCAATCTAATGAGATCAGCAGCAGCAGAATACCCACCTCCGTTCTGCACTTTAGGATACACAGGATTGGCACTGTTCTGCAAATAATGATAACCATACTCCTGAGTAGCCACAGATAACCCGTCTATGACCTTGTCTCTACGGAATCGATAAAATGCCCATGGACTAGCAGATGTACCTGGACGTGGCCGAAAGATAACTCTGCGGAACTCATCACCCACTATACTGACATTGGCAGGAACTTTCAGAGGATAGTTTTCGAAATATTCTCCGCTTTCTACCAACACAGTGATCTGTATGTTTCTAGCAATGTCGCCATAGGTTATGCTTTCGCCTATTTGAAAAGTACCAGACAAGATATCCACATCAAAAATCTCATTGCCTCCACTCTCCAGCTGTCCAGAATGTGCAACAATCTGAGCCAGTGCGTTGCTGGTCTTACCCCTCAGGAATAGACCTTCACGTATGTCACGTCCTCGGATAGCTTCCGAAGTGCTGGTAGTTACATCTCCTGTAAAGTCCGTGCGTAATCCGTTGGTAAAGATTAGGAATCTTGGCAGATCTACTACGAAATTTGGCAGTGAAGTAAAGCCCGTTCCTTTGTCTGTGATTGTAATACTGGTTATTGCTCCAGCAGTTACCACAGCTGATCCAAATGCTCCTGTACCCCCACCTCCGGTTATTCTCACAGATACTAGACTGTAACCAGTTCCGCCATTGATGATTGACACAGAGCCAACTTTATATGTGATATTGAAAGCAGCACCAGTGCCAATAGCACCAACGCCCACAGGTGCAGCACTGCTGCTGATTGTGGTTGCCACGACCGAAGCGCCTGGTAATGTAATGTATGTGCCGGTCGAGACAACTCTAAAAGTAACAATAGATCCAGGTGTGGTTAGAGTGGTTAACACTTCTATTAAGCATGCTGACCCTCCTGGAGATACGGTACCTCCGGAAAGTTGGAGTATGTCACCAGGAAAATAATTCGAGCCAACGGAACTTAGAACCGCAGTGTCAACGCTCATGCGCACCACACCAGAGAATCCTATACCCGATGTGGGAGATTCCTCAATAGCAGTCAATGAACATTCTGACACTCCGTCATTGTAAGTCAGTGTTTTTTCGTAAGGTCCGATAATAGCTCTAGATTCTAAAACCAATTGTTCTGCACGTTTTAGAGCAGCTTCTAGAGTTCTATAAGCATAGGCCAAAGCACGGCCTTGCAGTGCCTGCGACACGCCAGGACGATCATCTACACCACTAAGTGCCACATACAAATTCACACTAGATCCAAAAGCTGAACTGTCAACATACTGTTTTGTGGCTGCAATCAATCCGCCGAAATTTATATCGTCGTCTGGTTCTGGACTCCTTGAAAGAATCAAGGGCCCGCTCATACGTCCAAAGCTGTTATCTACAAAACCTGTAGCAGGGTCTATAGCATTTGTTCCTGCTCTGGCGATTTTACTATCCGCATAATTTTTATTGACTAATTCATGTTTATAGATAGGTGCCAACGGACTTATTGTTGTGCCTGCATCGATAATTCTGAATTGATTACCGCCAGAGCGCATGGACATATCGCCCCCTAGTTGCGGTGACGTATCAGCTGCTATTTCGGCAAAATCAGCATTTAAGGTGATTTGATTGGGATTGGTAGTGAAATCTATACTGATACCGCTACCTGGTACTAGTTTTTTAAATTGCAGTCCTGACTCTGTGTTATTCACAGTGACTAACGGCGTATTGCCAGTAGAGACATCATTCTGTCCTACGTATGTGCTTGGTGCATCTTCTAGGCCAGTAAATCTCAGCCTTTCGCCCAGTCCCAGGGAGCTATAAAGTTCTCTAAAGTTATCATTAACTTTACGGAATGAATCTCTTATACTGTCTCCAGTGCCGTCATTACCGACAACACCGATATCAATAGTCTTTCTTGCCATGTTTAGAATCCTAGATTGAGCAAATGCTCTAATATTTAGCCCAAAGTTTTATAAGCCGGATGTAAATACTAGATGT